ACCCAGAAGATTGTATTTGTTGCACCGATTTTTGTTGAGAAATCCAGCGGATCACCCCACGCCTCAGGCGTCCCTGCCTGTCCACTATTGTCAGGAGCAAGCTGCCACAACGTCACTCCTGCTGAATCTACAATACTGATTCGCGCATAGCGTGAAGAATCTTCAACTGTTTCGTAGCCAGTATCACAACGCACGGCAAGTTTAATCCAGTTTCCTTCCGCGTGACCTGATGCAGGTACTTTGATTGCGCCGGATTCAATAGGGTTTAGACCTGTACCTGACGATACCAGGGTTCCGTCTGTGCCTCCTGCGGTTGGGTTGTTTTTATAAATCTTGATTTTGCTTTCAGCCATTTATAACCACTCCTTATCATGCTTATTCTTGAAGCATCTCTTGAAGCATCTCTATAATAAGCTTGTTTTGCTCGTAAATATCTTTCAGTGTAATTTCCCCACCTTATCCCTGCGGTACTTGCAGTAACCCTCTTTTTGACTGCCGGAACGACACCTGCAATAGTAGCTTCACATGCGGGAGACTCAATAGTCACTTCGTTTACGGTGTGATATACAGTTATCCTAACGTGGTCAATGTGAAGTTCTGCATAAGTAAATTCGCCATCTGATTGAAATGCAATTCCAACGCCAAATCCGCTAGAATTAATATCACTATAAGACCAAGTTGACCCCCATAAATCAGTACCCCCTTTCTATCTCCAAAAAACAGTCCGAACCCTGCGCGGCCTTTGCGCCCCCTTAATCTTGCGTCCCGCATTGTCAATCTGGTTGCGTACCTTCAGGTAATTATTCCAATGCACCTGCGCCTCATTAAACATGCTGTCGTCCTCGAAGTGCTTCGCCAAGAAGTAATGCTTCAAAGCGTGGTGGTACTGCGAAGGCATATCTGGCGTATCGGAAAGGCCGGTTATCTCAGCAGGGTAACGGTAGTACCAGATAAACAGCGTGTAAGGAGTGTCCTCCATCCGGTGAAGCTCAATTACGCCGCCGAAGAAGGTGTATCCGCTACTACACTCATCGGTAAGCGGTATCTCATTAATTGTTTGTGGCCGCACCTGTGACTTGCCCTGCGCCTTTAGAAGTATGATTTCGTAAATGTCGTCCGGGTAGGACACGGTAGTTTCGTCTGTAGCCAGGGTTATATACGCCTTTGTCTCCAGCCGAAGGACGTGAGCCAGATCCTCACGTAGACACTCGTTGAATATGGTAGTAAGGTGATCCGGGTCAACGGTATCCTGGAGGATGTATTCAATCTCTCTTCGCAAATCTGAAACAAGCATAAAAATACCACATCCTTTGGTGGTTAAATTATGTAGCCCTGGCCTAGCGCCGGGGCATGGTCATATTAAACGCAAGCTGTCCTCACACTATCTGATAGGGCATCACCTGCCTTTTAACAGCGCCAAAAGACGCTTCCACCGAGGCTGTTTCTCCTTTTTTGGTGGATATAGATAGAGTTTCGTTGGCATCGGTCTGCCGGCAGTGCGCTTTCTGTACTTTCCAATGCAACTACCTCCTTATCCCTACAATGCACCTCCACTAACCGCATCTAATGCAGTAATGGCCGCTTCAATGGCAGCAGTATCGTCAGTTAATCCGTCACCCTTTGCGCCATACATCTTAACATCAAAGACGGTTTTCTTTACATCGGCAGTGTAAGGGAAGTTGTTTATATCCAAACATTATACCAACCTCCCCACGATGCAATCTATGCCAGCAGGGATAGTTACTGTTTTAGCGACAGTCCCGCCAATAGGAGTGCGATATCCACCAGCAGGTATGGTAATAGTAATACCATTCACAATAAACTCTTGCCATGTTGCTTCTTTGTGGTAAATTTCAATTGCCGTTATATCCCCGGTAAAAGTAATTACGTTGTTATCGGCATCTGCTTGGGTCTTTTGTTCTGCAAGAATACTACCCGTTAGTTGGGCAGTGGCCGGGGTATCTCCCGATGTGATAGCGTCAATTCTGTTCTCCAGGGGCGAAAGGTCAACGGTAGTCAACTCCATACCCCTCGTCTGCTGGACCAGTCTGAATTTCGTCTGTGCAGCCGCGCCGTTCACGTAGCGGAAACGATACTGTTGTTTAGTCAGGGCAGTCCAAGGCAGTACAGTAGTTGTACTAGCAGACACGGAAACATTTGTCGTCTGGCTCCAAGTAACCCCATCGTCGTCGGATTCCTCAAGGTAAAGTGTCCCCGCCTCGTCTGCCCAAACAAGGCCGCTGACAGATCCGGCGGGGATACCGCTTTCAAAGCGGTCGCGCCCGGCCTGGATATACGACATATTCGCCTGCAACGGCGTTTTAGTCAACATTACAACAGACATTTATATTCCCTCCCATGCAACTTTCTTAAAGTAAGGGTGCATTTCCTCAGCCACGCCTTCCAGTGTGGTTCTCCATGCCCTTTCCCTGCTTCTCTCCAAGCGTTCATTGTGTTCGTCAATCTCGGTAAACACCTTGCCGCCACGCACCCTGATATCCCCTCTCCTGACAGCATCCTCTATCCGGGCATCAAGGCGGTTGCCAGGGACATCGCAGGCATATGTATTTAACACGTGGCCCAGGGAATGAACCTCATACTTCTGGCGCCTGCTGTTCCAGACAATAAAAAGGTTCTTGTCGTATTCCCGCAAGCGGCGGGTCATATCGTAGCATCCGCCAGAAAAAATTGGTTGCAGGTGGTGTTTCCCCTGCAACCTCTCATATACATCGTACTCAAATGTGAGTCCCATAAAGTACAAAACCCTCCTAGAATCCTATAATAAACGCTCTGACAGTCAAATCCGAGAGATCCGTATTATTGGCAACCTCCGATGCGGTGGCAGCAGACAGCGCTCCGCCCGCAGCACTAGCGGCATCGGCCAGGGTGCCAGGCCCGTGTGTATGCGTATCAGTCGGTATAGCGTCAGTCCCGGCAGTAATCTGGTACAGCAGGCTCACGTTCAAATCTGCGGCAGCAGTGGAACCTGCGGCAACACTCTTGACAGATATTTTATTACCGGCAGAGACATCAACGGCATGTCCTGCGGTGGTATCGCTCCCGGAAACCGCATCCGCGGCGATTGTGCACTCAAGGTCGGTGTCCACTCCATTCTTGCGGACAGTTAATGTAATGGTCTTGGTACTCTCCCCGGCGCTCCCGGGGGCAGTGCCCAGGGTGGCGAACAGGCCAACTATTTTCCCATCTGCCGGAACAACAAATACAATGTCCTCGTTGTTGTTTTCAGCGTTGTCCGCAGGGCCGATATACTTCGTACCCCCAGCCGTGATAGTACCCTGAATTCCTGCCAGCGGGACAGCCTGCAGGACGGATACAGCGGCAGTGGCGGAGGGGACATCGCTCGCGCCGGTATCAAGCGCAACCGCATGGGTGTGGTTTGAAGCCGTACCGACAGGCGTATAAACCTTGATCTTGCCAACATCCCTGTCATACTCGAAAAGGTAACCTGACTTTTGGGAGAACAGGATTTCCTCTACGGCAGCCAGAGGTAAGGTCACTTCCTCGCCTCCGGTTGGGTAAGGATCACTGAAAGTAATATCAACAAGCGCCCCGCGTTTTGTACCCATGTGAAGGCGGCTTACGATTGTAACATCAGCAGCCATAAAAAAGCACCTCCAATAAAAGTGGAGGGGGCTTTAATCCCCCTCCTTGTTGATTAGTGACGTGTTATCCCGGTGAACTTCACCTGGCCCTTGGGCCTGGCACAGCCGAGGTCGCAGTATTTACGCAGGGTGGCATCGTAAACAGGGGTATTGCCCCTGCGGAAAAGGATGCTCCCGTCCTCGTCCATCCAGCCCCAGTCGGCCATCTCGTAGAGCTTCCAATCCTCCAGGGAGAGTGCGAGAAGCTCTCCGTTGGCACAGTAGCGGTCGGCGGTCAGCGGAATGCCATTGAAGCTGTCAGCCTTGAAGCCGCCCTTCATTTCGATGGTATTGACTATTTGTTTCTGTGCGGCCAGCAGGTTCCTGTAGGCCCTGCGGACACCTTTCTCGCAGATTAGGAAGTTGATGGTATTACCAACCTCGTCCTCGGCGATGTCAATGCCTTCCTGAATTTTAATTTCGGAGATTTCAGCGTTGACGGCGAGGATCGTCGGGTTAAACCACTTGTTGTTGGCCCGGTTGATGCCGTACAGTGAGTTATCCGCAGTCATTACAGCGGCAACCCCGGTAAGCTCCAGATCTTTGTTGCCTGCAACATAAATGACATCGTTGGCTTCCGGAGCTGTCGAGGAAACAAAGACGATCTGGTTGTTTTTCTTGTCCACAACGGTAACCTCAGCCTCTGAAGTGTCCTTGGTGCTGCCGGTATAGACATCGATCAGCATACCCTCGGCAAACCATTTCGCACTGTCAAGGGTGCAGGTATGGGTGTTGGCGTTCGTAGATACCTCCATAACGGTTGCGAGTTTGCCTGTCCCGTCACCCATAACCTGGCGGGAAAGGTCCTTCTTGGCGTCACGCTCGGCTTTCTCCAGGTCGTGGGTAAGCGCCCGGATGAAAGCAGCCCTGTCAGACCGGGAAGCCTGGATAGCCTTGTCAGATACCTGGATCTTGGCGAAGATGTTCTTGGTTTCCCATTCTGCCTGTACGAACTTGCGCGGATTGACGGTGGGCAGGGTACCGGTATCGGAACGGTTGCCGATGCCGCCGGTTACGCCGTAGGACAGCGCCATTTTGATTTTGTAGCCCTCCACGTGCTCCTGGTCACGTTCGAGTTGAGTTAAAAAAACGCTGGCCTGCTCGTTGAGCTGATAGGTTAGCGCCGGTAGGTACCAATACTTTAGAGCATTGGCGATTGTTGTCATGCTAAGTGGGGTGTCTGACATTTTTTATACCTCCTATGACTCCCTACAAGCCAAACTGGCGTCTCAGCATAGCACCTGCCTCCCTGGCGTTTTTAGGCGCAATCGGCGGAGTTGCCGCCGGTGTCCCGCCTGGTTGTGATCCTAACACCTGGGGTGGTTTGTTCTGCTGGACGCTTTGTACATAGCTTTTCAGGATTTCGTTTTTGATATCTGGATTTTGGATAATCTGCTGCCTGAAATTCTGATCAGACAGTAACTGCTCCGGTGATGGCGGAGCAGCCTGAGCAGGTTTATGAAGCTTTTTTGCGGCCTCATAGACAACCTGTAAGGGGTCTTGGCCTGATTGTTCCATAGCCCTCAGCGCTTCTTTGCCGAGCATCCCGGCAATGACCTCCATTGTGGGCTTAACCTCATAAATATCGGGGTTCTGTTCAGCTAAAGCCATAAGCCGGTTAGTGTAGTTTTGAACCTCCTGCCGGAACTGATGTTCCTGGATGATAGGCGTAAGGGGGTTGACTACCTGTTCTAGCATCTTCTGGAACTTGTACTCGATGGCTTGAACCGTCTGCTGATCCCGCTTGGTTAATGCAGCCACGGGATCTTCGAGAAACTCTTCGTGGAACTTCTCGCGTTCCTCCGGTGTCATTTCCACTTCCCAGGGGAACTTTGGTTCTGGTTGCGGCGGGGACTGCGGCTGTTGAGCCTGCTGCTGCTGTTGCTGCTGTGCCTGTGCCTGTAAGATATAGGTTTTGAGCATTTGGTTTTCCTGGGCAATCCTAGAGAACTGCCCCAGTTTATTGCCCTGCTCGCCTAATAACTTCTCAAGCTCCACGTAGGACTTCGCCATTGCAGCTATATTCGGTGTTCCGTCCGGGTTTTTAAACTTATCGGGAATCTGGAACTCCGGTTCCTGCGGCTCTCCTTCCTCAAGCGGCGGTGTCGCTGCCGCTGGCGGCTGCCCTATTTGCCCTCCGGACAGCGTTGAGGGGTCGGCTCCGTCCAGTATTGCATTGAGTACATTAATATCCCTTACTCCCGTTTGCGCCTGCGGTTGTGCCGCTGGTTCAGGCGCTGGAGCAGTTGCCGCTATCGGTTCCGGCGCGGCTGGTGCCGGGCTAGCTGGTACAGAGTTATCAACTTGCATTCCTGGGACTTCCATGAATATAAACCTCCTAATTGGCGGCCCGTATCAAGGGTTGTCGCCGTGTTTTGGGAATAAAAAAACCTCTTTCAAAGAGGTTTTACCTGCCTAATATTTGGTTGTACCATTGAGTCAGCTTCATCATATCTTCAAACGTGAAGTTTTCCGGGCCTCCGCCGAAGTTTGACGGGGCTGCATAGGCTCCGCTTGGGCCTGGCACTACATTACCCTGACTTAGCATGGTTAGGTACATCCTGTAATGCTCCTAATATCGGGTGCATTGCCTGTTGTCTTACCATCTCATCCTCCCCTCTCTTAGGCGACAGATTCGCCACCTGAATTGTTATCCTGCTGTCCTGCCGTGGCTAACTGCTGCTGCATCTGCGCCATTGCCGCCTGCTGTATATACATAAGGTGCATGTTGACGTGCATGTCAAACCCATATTCTAATGCCGGATTCTGTGCCCGGAGTTGCTCAAAGTCCGTAGTCAGGCGGTAGTTGTTATGCCGCTTGATATGAATAACATGGTCATCGTAAGACACAACAGGTGGCATTTGCCCCTGTTCCATGGCCATGTTCTCGCGTTCTGCGCGGGACATATGCAGTTGATCCTCGTCGTCCGCAGACTCCCATTCGCCCATCTCGATCATCTCGAACACCTTGGAACGGATCTCACGCGTGATCTTGCCCGTCTCAGGGTCGTTAAGAAGCCCAGTCTTGAGCAGGTCAAACACCATCTGGCGCTTGCTGGACGGACTCTCGGCAAGTGCCGAAGTGGTGTCAAGGATAATATCGTCACTCGATAGGTCAGAACCAACCCAGTCAATAACCTCAACCACGTTGTTGCGGCCAACGGCGTTAAGCGTCCTCGGGGCCTGGACAAACTGTTTGTAAAGGCGCAGTTGGACTTTGCCGGCCTGAATCAAGAACCTTTCAATATTCTCTGCCGTGTTCGATATGCGGGTATCGTCCTGTTCCTGTAAGAGTCCGATGGCAACACCGGAGTTCACGCCAGGTGGCACTGATGAATCCCTGGAAATCTCGGATACACCGGAAAGGATGGAAAACTCGGTTAGAAGCGTATGTTCCTCCGTCTCGAAGGCGTTTGGCAACGGCGGGTTCTGCACCTGCATGGGTGCTGTAAACCCTTTCCTGTAGACGTGTATCGCCCCTGGACTTGCCGCCTCATTCTCAAGCGAGACAATGTCTATCGAATCTTCCTCAACCAGCCACTGTCCTATAGCGGTCCGGTTCAGGTACTCTGCTTTGCGGTTCCGTAGGGCATTGTAGCGCCGCTGTATTGGTATCAGGCGCTCTAAAACGGCCTTACCCCAGAAGCAGCCGGGCCGCTGGAGGCAGATAAGCCTGACAAACGGATAGCCGGGTGTTCCGTCCTCGCCAACATGAAAGGGCATCGGCCCAGCATGTAAAAGCTTTCCGTTGGCAATGATAATCAAGCGCCCCTGCGGGTGTTCCCTGGTGGGCAGTTCCCAATACTCCTTTACAATTGCGTGATCCTCCAACTTAACATTCTGGAGTCGAAAGCCTCCTTGCCCGTACCCGAGGCCGCCTAAGCCTGTCATCGTCTTTTGATAGCGTTCAGCCTCGGCCTTTTCAGCAACCACGCGGACACCCCATGTCTCGAAAATGGTGTCTATGTGCATGGCCTTAGCATGGATAATGCTCCGGCAGGAATCAACGTCATTGCGCCAGCTTGAGTCAGGATAAAACTCCTGGGGAGGTACGACAATAGTCTCACTATCACCCTCGCGGATTTCCACCGTCTCGCCCGTCTCGGGATCCTGCATGATGCCTATAACAGGTCCTTTGTTCGGGTTCCATACCCGTTTTTCAAGGACAGTGCCGCACACTTCCATCCAGGCTAGTTCTTCGGAAAACTTATCGCGCCATGCCTGTTCTGCGAAGTTGTTCTTCAGGAGCATAGTGCCAACCTTGGCCGCGTGCAAGTCCGCCTGTTCAGATGTCCCTGGTTTGACTTTTAAAAGCGGCTGCACCCGTTTCAGCTTCGATATGCGGGTGTCTATGTTTGGTGCGATATGGTTGAATACCTCACGCTCCTGCCACTCATACATAAGCGGCATCTCTTCAAGGTTCATGCTGCCGGTGTTAATGTCAACGTACTGGTTGCCCTCATAGAACGCCTGGTTCAGCCGCCACTGCAACTCATGGGGACGCCTTTCCTCCTGCCGGCGTTTAAACTCGCGGTCAACAAGGTCAATCAAGGCCCTCTCGTCGATGGGTTTCTGTATTTCCGGCTGCCCAGGCTCACCTTTTTGGCCAAAAACCCTACCGCCTATGCTATTAATTGCCACTTTGAGTCCCTCGAAAATCCTCGTTCACCGCCTCTGCCTGCTTTTTCTTAATAAAATTGGTACTTTTCGGAGGTGGCCTGCCTTTCATGGCCTGGTATTCCGCATAATCACGGGCCATGATCCGGTTCAGGAGGTCCCTACGTTCTTTCTCGTGGCGATATGCCTGGAAAATGAGTGCGGCACTCATAACGCAGCCCAAAATAGCGACCTCAATCATCACCGAGTAGCCTCCAGATCTCTCTCCTATCCGAATCCTTCTCTTTTTCCGTCAGTTTTTCGTAGGGTTTGGCAATCTGCCGCTCCCAGCGCTCGATCATCTTGTCGTCGTGCTTGTCAATCATCCACCTGGCCCAACCTGCCCAAATGCCGTGCATCCTGGAAGCTAGAATTTCCACCAGTTCCGTGTCGTTTTGGATGATCCCCGCAACCTTTTGCAGCTTCTGTTCGGGTGTTAAATCTGCAAAAAGGCGTTCTACCGGCACATGCGGCAGCAATTCATCCGGTATTTTCTCTACAATAGACTTCGCGCAGCCGTCGCAGACGGCTAAAAAGCCCGGATTAGCGATACTTGCGGGATTCGGCTGGCCTATCAGGTATGTGGCTATCTGCCTGTCATGGGTTCCAGGGGTGTTCATCATCTCACAGAAGCGAGATGTAAACGGGTTTTTGATGAATTGTGTTGTACTCATAGAAGCCCTCCTTCTCTTATACAATCCTTTTCCTACGTTTCCTCAGCCTTGCCAGCCGTTCCTTATCCCGCTGAAACTCCGTTTTCTCCGGCTCCGGCGGTTTGGAGTGGCGGACATGCCAAGCAACCAAAGCGTACCCAATAGCGTCATAGGGGTTGGTGTAGATATGCGGTTCTTCCGATACTTTTTCGGCATCCTTATCGTCAACCACAAGGTTTGGAAGCGCTTCAATTAGCCTCGTACAGGTGGAAAATATCTGCAACTTGGCTATAGTCCTGCCCGTCCGTTCGTCTTCAAAAGGCTTCAGGTACTCATGCATGACGGCTTTCCGTGCCTTTCGCGCCACGTTTTGCTCCGTGGGAGGTGGTATACAGCCGGTTAGGCCGCCCTCGATGTAGCAGTCCACGATAGACTTTCCATCGCTGGGGTTCTTGCCCGTGGAAAAGCCCCGTCCCACACGGTTCCAGGCATCCCGGCCTACTACCGTAAAGGATATATCCTCATTCTTGGACAGCCGCATAACCTCCCTGGCCTGATCTGAGTACGTCACCCTGGGATCCTTAGGATCGCGGGTATACTCACGATAGCAATAGACAATGCCATCCGGTGATACCGCCAGCCAGTACCAGGCGAAGGGGTCGGCATAGCCCGGGTCGTTCCCCCTCCACCGACGCCACCAGGGAGGTATCTCGAATGGCCGGCAGACGTGTATCTCCGGGTTCCACTCCTCAAATGCCTGACCCTCATAAGCGTCCCAATCGCCTTCGAGATATGCTTTTTTCTTTGCCGGCGGCAGATTCTCCAGCCGTCTTACGTAAGCCGGGTCGTTCTTCATTAGCACCGGATTATCGTAAACCTTCGCCGGGATGAAAGCGATCCGGTTACCGGTCACCGGGTCAACGGTCATCTCTTTACCGTAGCTGGTGGCCTGGATATACCTCTTCTTTACCCAAACGTGCCCGATCCCACCCGGGTTGCACGTCCCCCGGAACCTCGGCGGAAAGCCTTTCGGCGAACGCAAACAAGAAAGAAGAATCTGAATCGATTCTTCTTCGTGCTTGGTAAGCTCGTCCACGCCGATCCAGTCGATTGATCGGCCGTTGTATTTCTCCGCATCGGCTTTATTATTGATAAAGCGAAAGTAAACCCTCGAACCGCCAATGACATGCGCTATGTGCTTTGTCTCGTTGTACTTATAAAGCTCCTGCGGGACCTTCTCCTTCCACTCCTTGATAATGTTCGCTTCCAGGTCATCGTAGGTTTCCCGGAAAAGGTATAACTCCGCCCCCTGGTATTCCAAAGCATAGGCAAGTGCCTCCATTACCAGGGCGCAACTCTTGCCACCGCCTTTCGCACCCCCATAGACAACCTCTTCCGCCGGGCAGGAATGGAAAATTTTCTGCCTATCGTTCGGATTGTAAGGAACGACGATATCCATTCCGCCACCTCAATCTATCTCGTCATCCCCGGTCCTCTTCAGCTCGTTTTTGTCCGGCCTGGGAATGTTGAAGAGAATGTTAAGCGGGCTTCCGTCCTTCCCGGTGTGCTCGTGCTTCTCGACGTACAAACCGAGGATCTTCGCCAATCTGTCCAGGGCATCTACCTTGCTGTGGAACTTCACCTTCAGCCCCTGCTTGTTCTCCGCTATTTCGGAGATAGCTGCGGCCTCGATGTTGCTGATCGCGCTCGAATCAACTATCTTCGCCTTGCCGCCCTCGATCCTGACCACCCGGCGCGGATCGAAGAAAGCGATCTTAACCAGCTCGTTGATGACGTTTTCCTTGTCGGCCCGGTAGACCTCGCCCAGTTTCTCCTGCTGCTCCTGGAGAAGCGCCTGCATGTACCTGATGACCGTCGGGTCTTTCAGGAACTTCCAGGCAGTGGCTGTATTCTTGGGACTGTAACCAGCAGCGACAAGCGCCTCGGCGACATTCATCCCGCGCAGGATGTAGTTTTGGGCAAACAGAAACTTTTTGTACGCCCTTTTGATGCTTTCGTTTTTCTTGCGCTTTTCCATTTTAAACACCTACTATTTGCCGCCAGCCACTCTTTCGTACCACCACTTTACTACTCGTCGCAGATCCTGTAGTGTAGCTTTGCCTTGTTTTGGCTGCAACGGTGGCGGATACATGACCAGCATTTCTACTGGCTTATTGTTTTCGCCCCAAACCACAACAATGGTAAATAGGCCAGTATTACGCAACGCATTAAATGTCAATAATTGCCCCTGTTTGATTCGTACACCCGGCTTTTTCGCCTCAAGAATAAGAAAACGGCCATTTTTTTCTACAAGGCCGTCAACGTCCGTAGGTTCTATTTTGCTAGTCCCAAAACAACCCTTTAAAATTCCCCAATCCCAGGTGCTTTCGAGATATAAATCTAGCCGTCTAATCGTCAAAGTACCACCGCCTCACAATAACACCAAATCGAGTAAACTCTTTAGCAAAAACTTTTTGTTTTTCTCCGAAGTAAACAAATACAGAACCATGCGTCGAACCTCTCCCTGGTTGACCGTTTGGGCCATAAAAATTTATGCGGTGGTCAGTAAAACAAAGAACGTAATTCCAAAGCGGCTGAAACCAGTCAGTATCTGTCGCGTGCGCATTAACCAGCAAAATCGCTTCGGTTGTTATTTTCCGCTGATATTGTTCAACCAGCTTATTAACAAACTTAGCAGTTAACCCGCCATAGGGCGGGTTAAGCCAAACTTTGCCGGGCCAATTGTGTTGCAAACCGTCATCCTGTGCGGTGAAAAACTTTTTGGCCCGTATAATTTTGTTTGCCTCTTCGCATGAAGCCGGATCTAAATCTATTTCACCCAATACCCGCCTGGCGGCTTCTATGTATTCAGGCGGAGTGTACCACTCGTTGGAGTTGCTGGAAACAATTAATTGTGCTACAGTTTTTCTCTGCTCATCGTGTGGTTTTCGGGCCAACTCGAGTAATTCACTTTTGCTATCCTCAAGCGGCGTCCCTCGTATTGTCTCTTTAACGTCTTCTGCAAGATTGGTAGCTATTTGGACTTCCTGTTGCACCGTCCGGGGGGTAACGCCTAATTTAGTGGCGGTGGCTTCGGCAAAGGATAAAACGGGCGAAATTTTTTCGTTTGTTTTATGTCCACGTCCTGGACCACCACGTACAGTAACAGGCTTCACTTCCGGGTACTTCGCTTCGTATATTTCCTTGCGGCGTTTTAAATGCTCCCCACGCTCCAGGGCGGTTAGTTCCGCCCGGATAAGATTCTCGTCTATTTCTGCAAGCTCCCGTTCAAGTTCGCCGTAGTCTTTTTCTATGTAGTCAATTTCTTGCCATCCAAGCATTTTACAGGCTTCCAACCTGTGCAGACCGGATATAAGCACCCTGTCCTTAGTTATTACAATTGCTTGGAGTAAACCGATCTCCTTAATGCTATCCGCTAATTCCCTGGTTTTTTCCTCTGAAAACGTCCTCTTTCTTTGGGCAGGTATAACAATTTCGCTAATAGTACACTTCACCTTCGCGCCCTCCTTCGCAAATTTTTCCCTCCAGATGAAACTTAAACGGCACCGGCAGGCGGTGGAGGGTACCGCTTTTCGGGGGATCCATCCCTAGCCGGGCCGTTCGTAACGGGTTAATATTGCGCAGTAACCAAAGTCACATTAACAGAAACGCCCGGCTTTTGCCGGACGTATAGAGACAATGCTACTAGTATAAAGCATAATTTGGATTCGTCCAGTTTGTCAAGTACTTTTTTTTAGGCGGTAACCAAAGCGGCTGTAGGCGTGGAACTATTTTTTAAATTAAGTTTTCTGACAATTTCTCTAGTCGCCCTCGCCTTATTTCTCTCATCTCCTGTACCACGGCGCCCACTTCTCGCCCGGCTTCTTCGCCTTGTACCGCTTTTTCCGCCGTTTTCCACCGCCTTTCTTCTTCGCTCCCTTGACGGCGTACATGACCTTGCGGATCTGCTCCTCCACCCGCTCATCGTAAGGCCAAAGCTCGGCACGGCATACCGGGCATTCCCACCACTCGTTGCCTCTGAGTTTTTTGTGCTCCATGACCTCCCCGCAAAGAGAGCACTTTACCTCCGGTATCACTCCCAACCAAGATTCACCCCCAGAACGCCGGCCATGGGAGTTTTCCCATATACCGCAGTCATCAACGCCCTGGCGCCAGCCCTGGTCCCGTCAACGGCACCCGGGTTATTGCTGCATTCCAGGCCGGGATAATGCCCATACATCCGGCACAGCAAGGGCCTCACCCGGTAGATACTGCACCGTTTCTTCTCAATATCCCGAAACGGGCAGGTAAGCGGAGGCCGCTGCTGGTTCCGCAGCCTCCTGCGCTCACCCGGAGACATTTTCCTGGCCGCCCGTTTGATGGCATCCCATTCGTTACGGCTTACGGGTACCGGGCCACAACATGCTCCACAGTTCCGACATGCAAACCTTCCGGCTGAAACTCTTTCGCCCGCTCCCGGAGCAGTGTCCATGAGCATCCTCCCTTTAACTTCATGTCCTTCCAGTCAAACCAGACATCATCGAGTGTTTGCACGGTGAAGTCACGTTCCGTAACCTCCGTGACAACCACCGGTCTGCCGGTGGGGATATGCCGCAACTTCACTCCGGGCTTGATCCATTCAGCTTCCACACTCTCACCTCCGTCCTTTGCGGTTCCCTGTCCAGGATGTAGAAGTGGCCCTCCACAACCTGGCTGTCGTCCTCGAAAGCAATCCCGTTCATACCGTCGAGGATAGCCTTGAAAAG